TGCTTCCCAGTGGTCGCGGGGGATGTCTGTTTGGAAGGCGTGGCCGAGTTTGAGTTGCACGATGTCGGTGGGTGGTGTTTCTTCGCCTTTTGTGGGGGGTTCGGGGATGTCTCCGTGGATGATGGCGTCGAGGGCGTCGATGTCTGCCGGGCCGAATCCTGTGCCTTCTAGGTCGGGGAGCGCTTCGATGAGTTCGAGGAGGATTGTTTCGTTGTAGGTGGCGAGGTCTGAGGTGCGGTTGTCTGCGAGGAGGATTTTGCGGGCTTGTTGTGCGTTGACGGTTACTTGGACTGTTTCGATGTCTTTCCAGCCAAGTTTTTTTGCTGCTTGAGCAACGTGGTGCCCGGCGAGTATCACGTTGTCTTGGTTAATAACGATGGGCGAGTATTGCCCGTGGTGTTCTAATGATTGGGCGATGAGGTCAACGTTTCCTAGGCGTGCGTTTTCGGGGTGTGCTTTGAGTTCGCGTAGGGGGGTGAGGCTCATGGGTTGACCTTACGCTTTTTCCATTTCCAGATCCATGCCCCGCGCTTTTTGGAGTATTTCCAGCGTCCGTAGAATTCTTTCATGTGTTTTCCCTGATTGTGATGAGTGTGATCATGAGTCCTACCCATGTGGTGATCACTGTACCGATGATGATCCAACTGATGATTGATGCACGGTGGAGGCGTTCTTCAAGGAGGGTGCGTTTATTCTTCATCTGAGTCTTCTTTGCATTGTGGGCATAGGAGTGCCCATCCTTTGTAGACGGTTGCTTCGGGTGCTTTGCACCGTTGGCAGTAGACGACTATTTCTTGATCCATACCGTGACCGTGATTCCGGGTGTTCCGTATTCTTTTCTTGCTGTGAGGTGGGTCACTTGTGAGTCGTCTGTCCAGATGTGTGCGGTGGTGCAGGCGTCGAATACTGAGCGGACGAGTTTGTCGAGGTCTGGGCGTACCGCTGGGACGAGGAACTTGGGTTTGAGGGGCCGTTTCATGCGGAAAACTATTTCTACTTCTACGGCCCCGTCGGCGTATGGTTCCCAATGTGAGGCGATGCGGGCTGCCCGTGCGGTGTACGCAATTTTTTCGCGCCAGTCTTTGAGGGGTTTTCCTGCTTGTTCGACCATGGCTACTCTTCCAGTTTTGGTGACGAAACCACGTTTGGATCCTTGTGGTTTTGGGTCGCCGTCTACTGTGAAGGTGAGCATTTATTCGCCTGTGTTTGCTTCTGCTTGGGCTTTTGCTGCTGCTTTAGCGGTTGCGATGGATGGGCGAAGAATTTTGTATACGGATTGCTCGGTTACTTCCATTGCTGCAGCAATTTCCCGGTAGGTGATTCGTTTATTGCGTACACCGAGGATGAGGTTGCGGCGGATGGTAGAGATTTCTTCAATGGCGCGTTGGTGGCCGCGAATGAGTTCGGTGAGGGATTTGATTTCCTCTAGGTCTATCATTTCTGCGGGTTGGATCGTGCTCATTGTGTTCCTCTCGAAGGGGTTTGGGCTATCTTACTCATACCGGGGGTCAACTCGTTAGTCCGGGGGTTGTGTGGATGAATGGGAATTCTATAGGCGTTTTTGTGTCTTCGGTGAGTAGCCACCAGTGACCGAGATTGTCGGCGTAGGGGACGTGGGCTGGGATGTAGCCGCGATGTACGAGTAGACCGAGGTCGTATGCGCGTGCCCTGTTGGATTCCACTTCTCCGTGGCAGCCGGTTACTCCTGATCCGCATAGGGCAAGGAGGTTTGCTGCTTCGTTAATGAATGATCCTTTGGATCCGCCCATTTGGCGTGGTTGCCTGTGGTGGATACTCATGGCGTGCAGCGAGCCGTGACAGTATTCGCATTGGTAGTTTGCTCTGGCAAGTACAGCATCCCGTACGGATTGGGTTACCTTCATCGTCCGATCTTTTCCATGGCCTCGTTGATGAGGGTCTTGAAGTTTTCTGGCATGGGTACGGCAATTTCTGCTTGTTCGCGTAGTGATTCGGCTTCGATGATCATGCGCTGCGCTTCGTTAACGGTTTTACGATGCTGGCGCCATAGCCGGTTGAGGGATGCTGGCATGAGGGAATCGGTTGATTCCCGGTAGTGAGTGAGTGCTAGGCCGCGTGCGAGTTCTACGGGCATGTCTGTGTCGAGAGTGAGTGCCCATGCCTTTGCGCGGTTTTCTGCATCCTCTTTGGATCGTGCGGTGAGTCTCGCGTCGATGCTGACGATGACTGCAAGGACTGTTGCTGCTTCAGAAGGGGTCATCTGATGGTCCAATCTCGATCATGGCGTTGAAGTCGTATAGGTCGTTTGCTGCTTGCGCGTACGTCGTGTAGGCGGGCTGTTTGTTGCCTCGTGCTGGCAGTGGTTCGTCGCTCCATCGTCCGGCGTTGATCCACGTTGTGGGGTGTGCCGTGAATTCTGCTTCGCGGTTTGGATCTGCAGCATAGCGGCGTGCGCCATCAATAATGATTTTCCAGTCAGTTCCTGTCGCTGCTTTACGGAATGCTTTTCTTGCTGCGTCTTTTCCTACCTTGCGGGGATAAATATTCCAGAAACATTCGAACGCCGTCGTCGACTCGTCGATGATGGAGAGTTCTTTATTGTGTTCTGATAAATAGTGTTCTGAAGGATGGTGTTCTAATGCCCCACGGGTTTCCCGGCGGCCGGGATTTCCGGTGGCCGGGTTTCCCGTTGGCCGGGGAATCCGCACTTCTGCAGTGTGTCTCCACACAACAATGGTCCGAATTTCCCCATCGGTGTCGCGTTCATTGAACACTTCACGGTACCCATATTCAGTAAGTTCGTTGAGTGCCGTCTGTATCGCTTCGCGCCCGTCTTTCTCTGATTGTGACTGCAACCATTTAAGTGTCGCTGTCCATTCACCTGAGTGTGAGAGCACCATTGCCAGAAGGCCACGGGCCTTGAACGACAGGCGGCTGTCGCGTAGGGCTTCGTTGGCGATCTGTGCAAATGGTGTTTCGGGGACGCGCTGAATGCTCACTGTCCTGCCTCGATGCGGGCCTTTGCTGCACGGAATCCCGCGATGAGGGTTTCTCGGTCGCTTTTGCCTAGGTCAGCGGACTTGATCTCAGAAGTGATCAGATCGAGCCCTGAGAGGCTTTCAGCCTGTTCGAAGGAACTCATCCAGATAGGCACGTTTATGGCGTCAGTGTGCTCCTGTCCCACGATTTCGCCTACTGTGGCCTCCGCTGACCCATCCTTGTACAGGCTGAGACCGAATTGGTCACCGAGATTCACGCAAGCACGTTTGAAAGCCTGCGACTCAGCGGTCTTGATAGCCTGATCGTGGGCGTCAGCGCGGCTTGGGTAGTTTGTGGCATCCCCGGCGGCCCATTCGGCGTAGACATGGCGGTCAACTCGAATCTCACAGCGAGCCCGGTAGGCCACTGAGTAACGTGGCTTAGAACCTGACTCGTCGACTGACTCATAAATGAGTTCCATGTCCGAAACCTCAGAACTCCAGTTAGCGGGCCCAAAGATTTGAATCATGCGCTTACGCACGTCCCACGCTTCGACGTGGCTAAAGCCCTTGCCGTCACGGCCAATGCGAGATGGGTCGATGGGCTTAATTAGTTCGTTAATTTGCTCGCTAGTCAGATTACTTTTCACTTGTCTACCTCCACGGTGAAGTTAATGGCAGCGGGATCGACTCGCACACCGGGAACGATTTCTCCATCCGGGGTCATGGCGATTGGGCCAAGCGTTGTTGTGTGTTCAATCTCTGTCTGCTTTTTGATTTCAGCGAGAACCGGCTTTTCGAAAGTCTGTACCCACTCAGGGCGATGAACCTTAGCCCATGGAAGAAACTCTGTCTCGTCAATCGTGTACTTGGGTTGTGTCTGACGGGACTTGACCTTGCCATATGGCGTTTCAATGGTCTTTCGGTCAGATACCACACGCTCGTTGCGTGCGTACTGCACGAGGATGGCTTCAAAGTAACCGATGTCGCTGTCAAATTTTGAGTTGACGTGGTCTAGCCATGCGTCGATGCGTTGTAATTCTGCTTCGGCGATGGTTTTGTTTTCTTCAATTTTCTTTTGGTAGCCGAGCAGTTTACGCATTGCCCATGCGGCCTGTGCGTCGTCAACAATCTTGAAGTGTTCGCGCTCTTCTTGAATTGTTTCTGTTTCGAATTCGTCAATGCTAATTTCTGCAGTCATTTTTTCCTCTCCTTGCTTTGGGGTTAACAAGAGCATACACCCCCCGTTATGTTCATGTCTAGCGGGGTGGGTGGAGAAGTGTGACACAATTTCCTCACTTCGTTGTAGGCCCACCTCTCCCCTCTCCCACGGGCCTCCGGAGTAGGCGGTGTCCCATTTGGGGTCTTATGGGGCACCGCCACCTAAATACATTGAGGCCCACCAATCCGAAGATCAGTGGGCCCCAAGGCTTCCCGGAGAAAATATAGCAGTTAGGCTGCTTTGATAATGCCACTTGGAGTAATTCCAAGACGCTTCATATCGGCCTTTACCTTTGTAGCGTTAACGCCCTCTTTGAACGTCAGGTGCATAGGGTCATAGACGCGCTTGTAATCGCCACCCCATTCAATGAGGTTGTATTTTTTGAGTAAAGCACGCATGGCCAAAGCCTTTTTAGGGTGAGTGGCCCAGAACACATTGCTCTTGGATTGCGAGCCCGTAGTCGTAGCATTCAAATCAATCGCCACACCGGCACAATGATCGGAAGGGGAACTTGAAGCACGGCCGTCACGCAAAGGTGACCAGCCCCAATCGTCATAAGTACCAACGTCAATAGGGGAAATCAACGTGTGGAATTCTGAAGCGAATGCTATTAGGTAACCGCCAATATCAGCGCGGACCTTCAACCGGCGGACGGTTCCCGGGACTAAAAGATTCTTCAACTTTGGATCGTTACCCTTTTCAATAACTTCCCAGCCATGGATGGTTTTCATTCGCTATCTCCGCTTACAAGACTCGGTGTTCCCGGGGTGCCGAACTTGATCGACACGATTGAAGTCAAGTACGACAGCAAAGCGCCACCCACCATAAAGCCAAAAATGTTGACCAAATCGAGTCCAAGAACGTTAATCTGATCGGCTCCGAGGGCAAGAATGCCTGCTTGCGCTGCGGTCTTGAGGGCACGCTCTGTGGCGTCCCTCCAGAATTGTTTACTAAACATGGGTCTCACTTTCGATAGAAGCAAACAATCGTTCCCACGTTGCGACATTAACATCGCCGGTAATGCGGAGATTGTTTGCTGATTGGAATTGTCGTACTGCCTTGGTTAATACGATGCCATATCGGCCATCTGCGGGACCGTCATAAAACCCTAACGTGAGTAGGGCTTTCTGAACAATTTCGACCTGATGGCCTCGATCTCCCGACGATATTCCACCGCCCTTAAGTTTCAATGCCAATTCTGAGCGCCGGTTCACGGGCTGATCCTCGGGCTTTGCCTTAACAGTGCGGGGCTTTGTTTCTGGGGTTTCATCAATCACACCCGGATTCTACCCATACCGGGGGGTGTTTACGACTTCTTATTTACTACTTCCTGTATTTCTATTTGACGGGCCTCAATGACACCGACACGTTCTTCAAGAACGCCGATCTGTTCCGACGCCTCAATTACTTTGTCTTTCACCGAATTTCCGCCATTGCGCTGCAGTTCACCGTCCACGCGATTAAGGCGTTCCATGACCCCGGGGACTCGATCTCTACCCGGTGAAGCCTCTTCGCCATCCCAATCTCTTTGAAATTTGCGAAGCCAATCTTTGAACTCACGAAACTCACGCATTGCCGGCTTGACGACAGCCCGGTGAATCATTCCCAGAGCAGTAATGACGGCTATAAACCCGATAGAAAAAGCAACAATGTCTTCCCACGAAAACCCGTCTTGCAAACCAACTTCAGCCAACACAACGGATGAGAAAATCATTCCCCTAGTTTGCCAGAAGAACCCACCTACTCGGGAGTAACAGCCTCCGGTTTTATTGGAGCAATACGTTTTGCTCCACGCGCAATGTAATTGCTCACGGGAACAATGGGATCATGGGCTCCAACAATAATATCAAGATAGGGGACAACCCGAGGATTTCGTTTCTCAATAGCCGCAATTTTTGGGAACCACATGATCTGCATTATTTCTTCAACAGGCAACCACGATTTACTTTCATTCTCAATAGCGTGAGCAAGTTCGATCATATCCTTAAAGATATAATTCTCGTACACCATGAGTCCGTTAACCGTTAAATATGGCCAAAGGTGATTCACCATTTCCCCGGTCGAATCAATAATTAAATCAAACCATTTTCCTTTGAACGTCTGACTTACCCATGTCCGATCTTTTGCATCTCCAACTACAACATTCAAACCCAAATCGATGCAAGCGGGATTCATATCAACGCCATGCAATGTCGAACCCTCAGGTAAAACTTTCTCCCACACCTGCATTGATCCGCCATTGCCAACACCAAGAATGAGCACCCGCAACGGTTTCCGTTGCAAAAAACGATCAACAGCGTGCAGCATCACCTCCGAATGAACCGACACGTTTCCTTGATGCGTTATCCATTCAGCGCGGTAACCCATTGCTCACCTCTCACCGTGATGTTGTATTTTTCTTCTACGACTTTGCGTGCATATTCAGCCTCTACACGGCGCACCTCAGGATCAAGCAATTGAGTAGCATGGAATGCCCACTCTTCAGGACTAGACGCTAACCGCCCCACCCCATCCTTAGCGAGCAATTCGTATTCTTTTGTAGGCGTAGCAATAAAGGGGATGCCTGAAGCGGCATACTCAAGTCCCTTTAAGTTTGATTTTGCTTCATTAAAATCAGTACGCACCAAGGGCACAAGGCCAACATTGATGTGCTGCAACAGTGACGGGTACTTCGTAATAGGTTGCATCATCACGGTATTAACTCGCTTCATGCCGGCCCTTACAGCGAAGTGTCGTGAGTCTCCCGGGATGTGGCCCGAATGGTGGACGGGGACATTGTTTACGCGAGCGAATTCAGGCAACCAATCCGCAAGCATTTCAATGTCACCCGAACGCCACATGGTGGCGCCAACCCACCCAAACGTTGGCACATCGGGCTGTGTGACCATAGTGAATCGGTCCACGTCGATAGCGTTACGAATCAACCGCACATCTCGACAGCGTTGCTCATAAAAGTTAGCAAGAAATTCTGTAGAAACCGTGACCGTATCCGCCGCCCGGATCCCCATCTCAAAAAACATGCGATTAGTTTCAGGGTTAATGTTCGGGTCAGTATTGCGGGCAGCAATGTTTTCCGGGTGGATCCCAAAATGAAAATCGTCTACGTCCACAATGACGCGCTGACCCTTGGATTGCATGACACGAATCATGTCCGGGGTGCTTGAGTGCATCAACAATTTCAAAACCGTGACATCCCACCCAAAATAGGCGCCATCACCGTGAGCAATACCAAAACCCATGTCCGCCGTTGCCCTAGGCATACCGACGCCGGTTTCCCACCCAAACTTTTGAACCTCCCGCGAAGGAAGCACAAGCCGATACCACGCGCACCCATTAGGCTCAGGCGGGTTGACGGCAGGATTGAAGTCAGTACTGATAAACGCCACACTCGACATACGCGGGGTCCAATCTTGCTTTACGGGGCTTAACTGCGATACTACAGTCCATGACCCCCGTTAGTACACCCACCGTCACGCTTTTTACAATTGCAGAGTCAGCCGCCTACGCGCATTTTATCCCACGATGGTGGAATGCCGTCCTCCTCATAAATCCTCGCCCAAGTCAAATCGTGATAACCCACCATTATGAGGATCACGCGCAAGTCATAACAACTGTACCCACCGGGTATGACATACCCGTAAAGTTCGTGCCATTGAGTAGCGGGTTCGGGGTCGAATACTTCAACGCCGCCGTCAAGGCAGCGGACTCTGAATGGGTCGCCTACTGCGGTATTGATGATCAAATGATGCCCGATGCCTTTGCTGACCTCAACCGTGCTGAAGAACTCGGCGCCAACCTCATGGTCGGTAACCTACTCATGTCAAACGGGCACCGGTGGATGGGCGCATGGAACACCATCGCGCTTCAACAATTCAATACCCTGCCCGCTCACTCCCCATATAAGCGATCATTATGGGAAAAGGCCGGCGGCTATCCCGATGTGAGATGGTCCGATTGGGGATTTTGGTTACACGCCACGCCCCACGCCGTCCCGTATCACAGCCAATTTATTACCGCAATTTTTGACATCGGTGAGACACACGAAACCATGTCCGGCATTAATCTCGACACCACCATTCGGCAACAGGCAGACAACGAAATAGCCGAACTCATTAAGAGCCTGCCGTGATCGGCGTCACAGGAGCCACCGGGCACCTCGGAACAGTGCTCATGGAAATGCTCGACAACCCCTACCCCATTGGCCGCGAACTCCCCGAACATGCAGTCAATGCAGTCATTCACTGCGCCGCACCAAATTACCGCGACCCCGTAGCCGTCGGAGCCTTCACTGACTTCAACCTCGACCTCGCCAATTACCTTCGGGCCCACCGGATCTCAAAAATCATAGTCGTCGGATCATGGTGGCAAGACGCTGAAGGTAACTGTAAAGACCTGCTTTACACCCACTTAAAGAACCAACAACAGCAAATATTTCGCACGGCAACCCACGTCATCCCCTATTCAATCTACGGAGACGAGGCAAGACCGGGACGCGGATTCGTGCCTCAACTCGTACAGGCACTCAACGGGGTCAGGGAACTCACCGGGCTATCGGAGCAGCCACGAGACTTCATTCACGTCAATGACGTAGCAAGGGCCCTAATAGCGGCTCTAGCGGCCCCCAGAGGCGTTTACGCGGCGGCAACATGGCAACCAATCAGCCCCAAAGAACTTGCCGCCCAATACGAACTCACTGCAAACGATTACCCGGAATACCCGACCGCTATTCCATGTTATCCACACGAACCCGTGCCGAGTTGGCGACCGCTCATCGACCTACACGAACACATCGACTCGCTCATCACTGCGAAGGATTAGGACGATCCGCCCAATGCAACTCCACAAAATCATTCTTATACTCATGAGCAGGCCATAAACCAAACCGCTTGCCGTTCTTCCACAACAAATACGGCAAAGATACCTGATCCTGAATACTCCACCGGGCCTGCTCCGCATACCACTGCTCACCAAAATCTTTAACCTCATCAGTAAACCGGTAGCCCACCGTTCCACACGCAAACAAACCCCAATCACGAGGCATCCCATCATCAAGATAATGCTGCAACTGACCCCGCATATCCCAATCCTTATATTTCTCCCAATCCCAACACACAGGCGCCTCTTGCGTAATGCAATACCTGTTCTCAGGATGGGGCCACACAATAAAATCACTCATCGCAAGCAGTTGCCGCGCCCACCGAGAAAAATCAGCAGATTTCACACTAAACGAGGCATCAAGCCACACCGCTGCATCACAATCCGTATACAACCAAGGCATCATTTTAGGCCGCTTAGCAGCAAGCCGGGGATGTAAATTGGACGGCTCAAACACAATGTCCCAGCCCTCACCAACAGGACTCTCCCCATCTGTGACACAGATCACTTCATCAAATCCGTGATCGGCAGGCAAATCTTTTACAGGGTCATAGCCGTTATAGACGGCAGTAATCAGGGCTACGCGCATAACCACAACCTATCAAACACCCGTTTAACATGGAATAGGTGGCGGGGAATCTTTGCCTGAAAGTGTTATTTTTAATTTTCCAGCATCAAATTCGAAGCCAACAACAAATCGTTATACACAACATATTCCTCAGATTGACGTGACTTAAAAGCCGCAACAACCTCATCACTCACAACATAAGGAGAATCCTGTTGTCCTTTATTGTAATGAACTACATCTAACGACAAATTAAACATTGCATTAAAAGCAACGATTGATTCTTCAAAGCGGTCAATGTTGCCAATGAAATCAAAATCTTGCGCTGTTAAAGGATTAACAAAATATGGATAGAACTGACCAACAGGGCATTGGAGAAGAAATTCTTCAAGTGTTGCGCCTGATTGGATAAGTGCTACGTTTTCTGTATTAGCGTGGAACATTTGCATAGGGCTGCCAATGAAACCGTTATCTATGCGCCATTTCATAAAAATGTAGAATGAGCAATACAGTTGAAACGGTTCACGAATAAAAGTAATCAATGAATGATCATGATTGTGATCTAAAGTAGCAACCGCTGGAACATGCCTTGTCTGATGCCGAGAAGTGCATACTTTTGGCATGGCTAACTGTTCAAAGATAGAACTTGTGCCAGTTTTAGGAATGGCAATGTATGCCATGAATGGGGGTTCATCGCTACTTGTTTCCCAATCGTATGCGCGAATTACGGGAACGGTACTTGGGGTTCCTTCTTGCCAGTTAAGTAAGTCTTGATTCCATTCATAATTAATCACGGCGCTACCTCATAACGGACGACTACAATACCTTGTGTTGCTCCACCTGAACCATATGTACCTGTACCACCACCGGGGCCATCTGTGCCCATTCCATTACCGCCAGAGCAGTATGTGTAAGCAGTTCCGCGTATTGCGCTACTTGTTCCGGCACCACCGCCACCACCGCTACGGTATCCGCCATTGCCACCGCCAGAAGTAGAACCACCTCCACCGCCACCAGCACCGTTTGAGTCGTAGTCCCAACCCATAGAACCTTGTCCACCATTAGTTCCGGGACTGCTGCCGGACCCACCGGGAATCCAGTCTCCTCGTGCTGATGGTTGCATACCGCCGCCGCCGCCAGAAGAGCCGTTAGACCCTCCGCCTCCGCCACTGCCTTCGCCGCCACCGCCGCCTCCAGCACCGGAAGTAATTCCGTTAAATACTGATGATCCCGCGACAGCGCCGACCGTTAGCGAATACGTCTGGACTGTGAGCGTTCCTGCATAAGTTTGTTTGAAAGCGCCAGCGCCACCGCCACCACCATTTCCCCCACCATTACTACCGCCGCCGCCAACAACAAGCCAATCAAAAGGGTTAATAGCGGCAGTAACCACTAAAGAGTTTGCACCGGTAGTTGTAAATGAATGGACACGATACGTTCTACCTGTGGTAGTACCGGCCTGACCTGTAGAAACAAATGTGGTGATAGTTCCACCAGTAGCGTTGTTGTATGACGCTCTGCTGATTCCACCATCCGGCCCAAAAATCTTTCCCGTGCTTCCCCACCTAGGCATCAGAAATTCAACAGGCTAGTACCGAGCACAGTCCACGCGCTTGAACGACGTATAAGGCTAAAGGAGAATACGTCAATCTTTCCCGAAGTAGAAGTCGGAGTAGGAGCAGTACCACCGGCCCACTTAATCGTCTGAGCCGAACCAGAAACCTGAACTGCGCTAGGGATATACCCCGTCGCCCCCTGCAAAGCAAACAACGTAACCGTCGTAGAACGGCCATCAGTAGTAGAAGGATTCGTCACATTCAACGTATAGTTTGAAGACGCTGAAGCAGACAAATACCCAACGTTGCCATTAGTCAGATTAAACGTGACCACACTCGCACTCACCGTGTAATCAGTAACAGGCTCGCTCATAATGTCAGCCTTTAACGCATTAGACGCAACAATATTTGCGGTACTTAACGCTCGCGTTGTAGCCATTTTTTAATCCTAACTATTTAGGTACGACAGGCGTAACTACGGGTGACACAAACTCATCCAGTGCTTCATCGAACGTGTCGCCAATCCCTGCATACTTACCACGAAAATTATTATTATACGACGTTAGCCGCCACTCCCCCTCCAAGCCGGCGAGAGAGTTAATGAAAGCCTGAGCATTAGCCTCAATTTCAGGACTAAACCCATCGCCACCAATGTCATCATTTCCGATAACAATAACTTGCGTCACTAGACCATTCTCAATTTTTGCTGCATGTGCCATTTGGGTTTCCTTTCTCCCATGAATATTTCAAATATCGAGCGTGTAATCAGGCATGTAGGTATTGCGTGAAGAAGTTAAAGTTACACCAGTTTTGGTTGCAATAACATTCCACTTAAATATGGGTTAAGAAGAAAACTCATGATTATCCGATCTTGTAAGCAATGACAATAATTCCACTGCCACCCGCGCCGCCAACACCTGTATCTCGTGCGCCTCCGCCTCCGCCACCTAATCCGTTAGTTCCTGCTATTCCCGGGGCAGGCGCATACGCACCCGTTCCTCGTCCGCCTCCACCAGATCCTCCTGCACCACCATTTCCGTCTACGTTGCCGTCTCCTGCGCCGCCGCCTCCACCCGCATAAACCAGCGCACTTCCTGAGATGCTAGAAGATAAACCATCACCGCCCTTACCTCCGACGTTCCCAGAGTTACGCGCACCTGCTTGACCTGCGCCACCTCCACCGCCACCGCACCATTGGGCATTTACGTCCGATCCACGCGCACCGCCAAGCCCCTGTCCCGATGTGCCAGCACCCCCGTCACCCGTACCACCAGCAATCCCACTAGCGCCCGCGCCGCCGCCGCCTGATCCGCCTGAGCCACCGGGTGCTTGACCTCCTGCATCAACATAGCCACCGCCATATCCACCACCCAGAGCGGTCAAGCCAAACGCTGTCGAGTTATCCCCATTCGTGCCATGCCCTGATCCACCACCCGCACCTGCGCCTCCGTTACCAACCGTTGTTGCATAAGACTGAGACGTTACATTAAGCGTTCCCGTTAGCAACCCACCGCCTCCGCCACCACCAGCATGTCGTGATCCAGCACCACCGCCACCCGCTACCAGAAGATATGAAACATTTCCCGGTGACGATACGACAAATGCACTCGCACCAACGGTTGTAAATGTATGCACTTTCCATGTCTCACCAGTGCCGTTGTAATTAGAAACTGTTGTGATAGTGCCGCCTGTCGCAACTACAGGACCACCAATAATGTATGGGTTAAGAAGAAAACTCATAGCAAATACCTTACAAGCACTACTCCAGTGCCACCATTGCCACCACGGGCTGATGTATCTGATGATCTTGCTCCACCGCCACCGCCGCCAAGACCATTTGTTCCAGCAGTTGCGCTGTTATTGCTACCTGTTCCGCCGCCACCAGTTCCTCCTGAACCTCCACCACCTGAACCACCGCCGCCGCCACCACCAGCGTAAGTATCATTTGTACCTAAGAAATTAAAAATGTAACCGTTGCCGCCATTGCCACCAGTATCATCACCAGCAGCATTGTTACCTACTGCGCCTGCACCACCGCCGCCACCACCACCATTGCCACCGCCCCCGTTACCACCATTGTTTTTATATGCAGTTAATGGACTACTGCTAGTTTGGTTTGCAGATCCTGCCCCAGTATTATTTCCACCACCGCCACCACCGCCAGAGCCTCCACCTGTAGGGACTCCTGCTGTGTACGAGCCACCGCCTCCACCGCCAAGAGCAGTAAACGTGTCAAAAATTGTGTTGCCCCCATTAGTGCCAACAGACCCAGTGCCTGGATCTGTTTGTGATGATGTCCCTCCGCTACCAATAGTTGCAGAGTATGACTGCACTGCGAGGTTAACTGTCCCGTAAAGGACCCCACCTCCAGCGCCACCGCCACCGTGGCGAGAGCCGCCTCCACCTCCACCACCTACAATAAGAAATTCTGCTGTTGCTCCAGCAGGCATGGAAGTAACAGTAAATGTTCCATTAGTTGTAAAAACATGGACTTTATAATTTCCTACAATAGAAATTGTCCCACCAGTTGCAACTATTGGGCCGCCGATAATATATGGATTAAGTAGGAAACTCACTACTGCCTCTTAAAGAACAGAATTACTTTCAACCCTTTAGCACCAGTACCAGCAACATCAATATCAAAAGTAATTTCAGCATCATCAGCAATATTTGCTGTAGCAATAGTCGTAGGAGTTGCGGCTGTAGTAGAAGTTTTTTCAGAAGCATCAATG